CCACCTGTTCCCTTAGATTTCCTGGGCGTTTCCTTCCCTTGCGACTCGTCGTTGCTTGTCTCATGAGTGCTTCGTCCGAGCGTTGCGGCAGGTGATCCATCGTGTTCGGTGTCGCCCATAAATCGTCCGACGATGAAGACTCTGTCTCTTTTGTGGGGTGCTCCGACGGATACAGCTGGAATAATAAACGTCCTCGTGGCGTAACCTTCTGTTTCCATTGCAGTGAGCGCAGTGTCGAGTCCCATGCTGACATGCCCATAAACGTTTTCGAAAACGCACCAAGAGGGTCTTTTGGATGCAACAATTTGCATAATGTACGGGAAGATGTGGCGAGGGTCTTCTTCGCCCTTGCGTTTTCCTGCTTGCGAGAATGGTTGACAGGGGTATCCGGCTGTGAGGATTTCACAGTCGGGAACAGTTCTTTCTGGGTCATTTGCTAATTCCTTTACGTCTTCTGCTATCGGCACATCGTGCCAATGTTTTCTAATAATCTTGCGACTCCAAGGTTCTATGTCGCAAAACAAAACGGGCTTGGATAATCCCGCCCACTCGAAACCAAGTGCGAAACCTCCAATGCCCGAACACAAATCAACGTGCCTCATCAATGCACCTCCTTGCGTCTTTGTATGTCACGAGCAAGAATTTCGCTTGCGCCTGTGATGATGTTGATCAGTTGGTTCTGTGTAATCGGGACGGCAATAAAACTGCCGTCCGTCTTAACACACATTTCTGCTTCGCCTATTCCACTCTCACGGATATAGACCAATGTCTTTTCTACGTTCTCACTCATAGTCTTGTGACTCCCATTCACGATGGTAGACTTGCTTGCCATCGTTTTCATAAAACAACTTTTTCGGGTCTGCGTCCGGCTTTACCTCGAAAATGACCGCCGTGTAGCTATCTGTAACATCATCTTCGTAAACATACTCTATATCCAACTCGTCATATTCTGGGTTCATGTCCGCTAGTTGTTGTACGTCCACGTCATCAGCAACATCAACATAGTAACTTGTGTTTAGTTCAACTGTTCTCACTACTCTATATCTAGGCATGTTCCGTCTCCTTTTGTATTCCTTCCACGAAAGCAAAGCCCGCCCCGTTACCCTCTGGGTCACGAGACAAGACTAGCTTTAAACGTTCCTTGGTTGATTTACTCTCGATAACAAAAGTCGGAAAGGCATCTTGAGTAATTTCACATTCATCCATGTAAAAATCCACAATCTCAAAGCCAATCAGTTGACCATATAAATCATGCGCCCATAAATGTTCTTCAACATATCTACTGTTTCTAGTGTTTTTCATATTTACCTCCAACCCAACTCGGCGGATACCAATCCAATATCTTGTTGACACAGCTAGGGGTCAAATCAAACTCGTCGTCCTCGTCTATCCATTTGACCATGCCCTCATCAAGCGCATCGACAAACGAACCCAAGCACATCGACATGATGTCACCCGCCTCAGTGTTCCACTTGTGGACATCAGCCTCGTCAACCAAATACAGCGCAACGCTCTCATCAGATTGAAACTGCTCTAGCTTCTCAATCAATTCCTGTACTTTGAATACGCCCTTAATCATGGTTTTCCTCACGATCCTGGACATTACCAGACACAGTAATCTTGCTGGTCAAAGCCATGTGTATCGGCTCAAGTGCCGATATGATTATGTTTACATCTTGTATGGATAAGTTCATGTCAACCAAGCCACGCAAATCATGCAACGTCATGTGTATTCTCATGTCGTCAATGTCAGCGTCACTCGGTTCGTGAACCTCGGTGCTATCTATAGTCATGTTATACCTCGTTGAAAGTTAATAAAAACGCCCGTATAATCAGGCGTATGTATTATCTCTTTTTATTTGGGGAAAGTCAATAAATCATTGGGGAAAGTATTGCAAAATAATACAGCATATACTCTCTGTAGATTTAAAAATGTTTAGTAAATTTTTTTCATTTACAGTGTATCTAATGTATATCTGTATACTTGTATACTAAAGCATTGTTTTTATTACATCTAGAGAATACAAATAGGATACATAGTATACACTTCTAATGGGTCAAAAGGATAGAAATGTCAGAGATAAAAGAAAATAAATCTAAAGAAGATATAGAAAACGAAGGTCGTTATCTTACGAACAGGCAACGAGAGTTTGCTAAACTTTATATTGAAGGTATTTATTCCAATGCAGAATGTGCTAGGCGGGCTGGGTATGCAAAAGAAAGTGCGAATGTTCATGCTTCCCGTTTGTTGAATGGCAAAGATTATCCCTTGGTCACACAGCACATCACCGAGTTACGAGAAGAACGAGAAAAGAAATATGGTGTCACGCTGATAGGTCAGTTGAAAAGATTATCAGAACTTTCTAGATCAGCCGAAGAAGAAGGACAATTTTCTGCAGCCATCAATGCTGAAAAGATTAGGTCATCACTTGGTGGTCTTACTGTAGACCGACGTGAAAACCAGCACATACATTCCATTGATAATATGTCACGAGAAGAAATAGCTGAACGTCTTTCAAAACTACGCAACGAATATCCATCTGCTTTTATCGAAGGGAACGTCAGGGATGTCACCGGAACAGAGATTGTGGAAACAAGTAAAGAAAGAACTCCCGCCCAAATCACACACGACAAGGATTGAGAATACTGTCGGCGTAGGTATTCCAGATAGTCACATTGCATATAACGGGTCAGCCTTCTGGTTGGAACTAAAGATAGCAAAAGCTAACCGAATTGACCTACGTCCTGCTCAAATTGCATGGAATTATGAGTATTCTCTTGCTGGTGGTAAAAATTTTTTCTTAGTTTCACGCCCCTCGAAGGGCGATGTATTTTTATTTGGCGGCGGTCAAAGCCTCGAATTGCACGAAAAAGGGCTGGATACGAGTCCCATGTATCATGGTTCGAGTCTTGCGGACTGCGTTTCTTGCGTCTTGCGCCTTGCGTCTGAATAGTCCAGGCGAAGTACCGGGTGCCCTGGGCAGCATTATCGTTCTTTTGTAAGTCATTGTTTTTACTTGCGTCTTGCGGCTCCTTGCGCCTTGCGTCTCCGGGTGTCCCCGGGTCCCGGGTCCCGGGTCCGGGGCAGCCGGGCCTGGAAAAAGAAGAGCCCGCGACCATTGTGCGAAGTCGCGGGCTCAGTATCCAGGGAGGGATTAGTTTAGTATATCTCTGATTGCTTCGCGGACGCAAGTTTTATTGTAGCGTCCGCCGTCTGGGGTGGTGGCGGGCAGTTCTTCCAGGAGAAGCCTGACGGCTTTCGTTATGCCGTGTTCTTCGACCAGGTCTCGTGCTCGGAAATAAAGACCTTCGTCGTTATTAATCCATAAGCTTACGTTCCAGGCGTTCCAGGATCTGTGTCCATTATATGCTGTCATGTGTTTACCTTTCTGTTAATACTTCATTATAACTATTCCTGGGGAAAAGTCAACTTGCGCCTTGCGCCTCTTGCGTCTTGCGTCTCCGGGATCCGGGTCGCCCGGGGCCGCCGCCCCGGAAACGATTTCTGCAGCTTGATCCTGGAAAAAAAAGAGGGCAGTGCCGAAGCACCGCCCTCCAACCTGCCACCAACAGGATTAGCAAATTTCAAAACCACCAGACAAGCGGCAGAATTGTTCAAACTCTTTGACGTTATCAGCATCAAAGGGGTAGTGCGTATCCCAATTTTTGACCTTGCCTGTGCCATCACAGCCATTGCACTTGCCCTGCACATATTCGTCATCACGAACACCAGTGCCATTACACAAGTTGCAAGTTTCAAGAGGCAAGCTATCGAGATGCGCTTGACGTTGCTCGGCGTATACTTGAACGCTACCGCCTTCCAACGCCTCTTTCAATCGGTCGGCTATTATTAACGCGGTTTCTGCGTCGTATTGGTAGCCCTCGTTGAAAGTGCCTTTATGTTTTGCTTCTTCGGAAAGAACATCATCACAAGCTATGCAGACAAACTCCCACAATGGTCGCCAATACCAGACGTTATTACGAAAATATGCGCCTTGATTTTCAGCATGCCATGCGTCGCTTGCTGTGAAGTATGCTTCCGTTTCTTCCTCTGATGGGTTGCTAGACCAGTCTATTTCTGGTCTAGCTCCTTTCAGAACGGGGTTTAATCCATAAACATCCATTCCCATTATATGCCCTCCTTCATTGCATAGTCACGAACCTCAAAGAAATCCATAAAGGATATACTATCCTCTAGTTCTTCTTTGCTAATCATCGGCGCAATGCTTTCACCCTCAACATCGCATCCGAGAACTAGACCATTCCCTGCTAGTGGATATGGGTAGTTATCAAATTTGATGAATTTGGTATCAGCGGTAAGGCTTAACATGCCTTCATCATCTACATAAATATCAGTAGACACGCCTTTTTTTTCGTCGTACTTGATGCAAACTGTTGTGAACAAATCAGCTCCGATTAGCTTTTGAATGTTCTTGTAATCTCCATCGTGTTCGACAACTTCGATACTCTCAGTTGTCGGGTTGATTAAAAATGCCAACATTTGATTTACCTCTCTGTTGGTGACGGGGCAACATTACCCAAAACAATAGTGAACTATTCGTGGGGGATAGTCAACAGGTTTTTTCTTCTTCTTCTTCTAATAAATTTTTGCGGTGTTGGCGGAAATACATCCAGCCTATCGTGCCTCTTGCGCTTTCAGCACCTTGCGTCTTCCAGCAGGTATCACATAGCGGGCGTTCGCCCTTCGTGTAGATCATGGCGATTGCTTCAAAGACAGTGCTTGCGTCTTCGCCACAACATCCGCAGACCGGAGCTTGCGTCTGTGTTATCATCATACGGGCGGCATACTCTAGAGAGAATTGTTTCGAGTATCCTTTGTTTTTAGGCGCGATTGTTTCGCTTGCGTCTGGTTTCAGATATGTAATGGCAATCTGATCAGCAAGAAACAAACGACGCCGAACATGCCGGCGTCGTCTATATTGTGGTGCTTTTAGCATATTTTATCTAGTAGATTTGCCATGTCATCTTTTGACCAGCGGTCTCGGATAGCTTGCTTTACGTTGTCGTTTTCTAAAGCAATAGCGGGGTCAATTGTGCGCTCAGTACATAGCTCACAAAAGACGTTGACATAAACCTCAGCATGCCAGCTAAACATCTTTCCAGCGCATTTAAGGTCGTAGTTTTTTAATGCAAGTCTAAGAGTATCCCAAGCTAAACCCTCCTCATAAGGCACATCTAACTCGTGGTAGATATGGACAAGGTCACGCAATTTTTCAATCTCGTAGCTAGTCAAAACCATTGGACTAGGCACTGTTTCAGTTTCAATTTCCATTTTTATAACTCCGAAAAAATGGGGAGACGTTGCCGTCTCCCCTGTTGGTTTACTTCTTTGGCGGCTTAACGTACATGCGGACAACAGGCTTAAAGCTATAGAAGGCTTCCTGTTGTTCTCTAGTCAATTCCACGTCAATAATGTAAGGGTTGTCATCACTAGGACGACCACCATTAACAGTCCGCAATGTACGGGAAGCAACTTCTTTGAGTGAGATAGTTGTCCCGTCGGATGCAGTGGCAGATGATGAATTAGTTGTTTCAAAAACCTCTGTCATCCAAGCCTTGGCTTTACGCTCTTCGGCTTCAGCCTCTTTACGTTTTGCGGTAGCAGATGCAACTGCATCTGCCGCCATTAAAACAATCATATCTTGATTTAAATCGGTCATTAGTAAATCCCTTGTTCGGTAGCACCAGCAATCATTGCAAGAATGAAAAGCAAGCCAGAGGTTAGTGCAGATAAAATGCAAATGAGTGAACCTACCCAAGGGTAAAGCGCATACATCTCAACCGCACACAATAAAGCAAACCATGCCATAAATAGGCTGGATGCTAGGTAGAAACTAACCGCCCAAAATTTGGGAGTTGGTTTGAATTGTTTAAACATAATGTACTCCTTGTATAATGTTTAAGTTAACAACTACAGTTGTATAGTAAAATACGGGATAACACAACAACTAATTATCCAAAAGAAAAGTTATCCACAGGAAAGTTTACAGAGGACAAACTGCTAACAGAAACCAGTAAATACTAGCACTAAAAAAAGGCAGTAAATATTAACACTAAATCGGGGTTACTTTAATTAATTAGTTGTTCACGATTTGTTCTCCTAACCCCCCACCCCCCAGGATCGGGCGCGTGTGGTCGTGCGGCGCGGCTACATATGTTAGATTGATAAATTCATTCGAATATAATATCGTTCGGGCATGAGCTTAGACATCATCCCCGAAGAAGCCCTCAAAGAAATCCTTTTGTTAAAGGAAGCAGAAGCAAGTATCGTGAGACGCGAGGCGGCGAAAGATCGTTTTATGTCCTTTGCACACCATGTCTATGATGACTTTATCGAGGGGAACCACCACCGAATTATAGCCAAGAAGCTCGAAGCGGTTGCACGGGGGGAGTTAAAACGCCTGATTATCAACATGCCACCCCGACATTCCAAATCTGAATTAGCATCTTACTTGATGCCCGCATGGTTTTTGGGAAGGAACCCTAAACTGAAAATTATTCAGGCAACGATGAACACGGAGCTTGCCACACGGTTCGGACGTAAGGTTCGTGATTTGATTGCAGATCCTTCATACAAAGAAATTTTTCCGCATACAGATTTGAAACCGGACAGTCAGGCTGCTGGTCGTT